TTGCCGGGCGACGCCGGGGCGTTGCACGTGATCCGGGTGTACTCGACCTCCAGGTTGAGGGCCAGATTGGCGCCGAAGCGCACGCCGGTCACGAACTCAAAGCCCTGGCCGTCGATGACCACCTCCTCGCCCTCCAGGCCCTCGGCCGGCCTGATGGCTGAAATGGTGGGCACGCGGGTGCGGATGGCGAAGGAGGCCGAGGGGTTGCTGGACCCGGCCCCGGTCGAGCTGGTGGCCGTGATGGTGCGGCTGGCCGCCGCGCCCGTGTAGGCGTAGCTGAGCGTGGGCGGCGTGGCAGGGCCCTCGCCCCAGTTCACCGAGGCCAGCTCGCCCACGGTCACCACGTGGCCGTCCCGCAGGTCGGTGACGGTGATGGTGACCGGGTCGCCCGTGTACGTGATGCCGCCGGCCACGTCGGTGACCACGGCCAGGCCCATGGTCACCTCGAAGCCCTCCGACAGGCCGACCTGGCCGTGGGCGATCACGGTGATGAAGGCGTAGGGGCGCACCGCCGTGTACACGTGGGTTTGGCTCTGGTTCTGGGCGCCGTCGCTCCAGCTCACGAGGTCCACGTCGGACCACGGGATGGTGGCCCCGGTGTTGTCCTCCAGGTGGATGCGCACGGTCTCGTTGCGCACGCAGATGCCGTTGTTGACCCCGGTCTCGATCACCACCACCACGCCGGCCAGGCCCTCGATGGCGGCGATGCGGTTCTCGTGGTCGACCATGATGTCGCGGGCCTGCTCCAGGAGGGGCACGAGCCGGGCCTCGTTGGCCTCGATCTCGTCCAGCCGGTCGTAGATGTCCTGGAGGTCGGGGGTGGTGGTGTCGGGTACCCGCCACGTGGTGGCGAAGTCGGCCGGGCTGATCTTGGTCAGCACTTCGCCGGGTTCGCCGCCGGCCGGCACGCCCTCGCCGCTGCCCGTGGGGCCGGTGGGCCCCTCGGCCCCGTCCGCGCCCGTTGGGCCAGTGGGCCCGGTGCCTCCGGTGACGCCAGTGGCACCGGTAGGGCCCGTGGCCCCCGTCGGCCCGGTGGGGCCAGCTGGGCCCGCGCCGCCTGGCGGGGCCGTTTCCAAGGTGCCCAAGCGGCCCTCGTGGTCGACCAGCTCGGTGCGGATCATGGCATGGGCGGTCGGGTGAGACGGGTTGTTGAGCGGGTCGGTCGCCCCGCCCACGGGTATGTTGCCCACCTGGGGCGTGCGGGCGGTGCCTTTCACGCGACCTCGGCCCCGCTCCAGCCCCACGCCGGGTCGCCCCAGGTGGTCGCGGCGTCGCCCCAGGAGGCCCGGGGCGTGGTGTCAAAAGGGATGACCACCACCGCCCGGCCCGACCCGAAGAAGGTGCCGTCGGCCTCCCAGCAGTCGACGTCGATGGTGTACGTGGTCGAGAACTCGTAAGTGTGGGTCACCACGGTGGGGTCGTCGGCCGCCACCGGCACCGTCTGGGGGGCGGACTGGTCGCCCCAGGTGAAGCGGAGCGAGCCGCCCGCCGGCAGGTCGTAGAGGGCAATTTCCAAGGTGGCCGCCTTTACGTGTAGGTGAAGCCGCCGGCCAGGGTGACGTCGCCGGCGGGGTGGTGCACGACCACGTCGACGGCGCCGGCCGTCCCGGGCGGGCTGACCACCCCGAGCATGGTGTCGTCCGTGTGCACCAGGGCCAGGGTGGGCACGCCGTCGAAGGTGACATCGGTGGCGTCGGTCAGGCCCGTGCCCGTGACGCTGGCCGGGGTGCTGCCCTCCTCCGGGCCGGTGTCGGGGGCAATGGCGCTGACCGTGGGCGCGGGGGGCGGCGCGGCCACGGCCGTGGCGGTGGCCTGGCCCCGGCCCCAGAAGGTGCCGTTGGCCAGGCGCACCGTGACCACGATGGTGTAGGTGCCGGCCGCCGCGTAGGTGTGGGTGACCACCAGGGGATCGGCGGCGGCGATGGGCACCGCCTGGGGCGCGGTGGCGTCGCCCCAGGCGATCGAGGCCGTGCCCCCCACGGGCAGGTCCATGAGCTCGACCTCGGTCACGGCCGGCCTACTTGGTGGCGACCGACGCGGTGGCCGTCTTACCCGACGTGGCCGCCGTTACCTCCAGCGGGGGGCCGCCACCCTGGGGGGCGCGCACGGCGGCGAAGGGGTTACCGGGGCCGTCGGTGCCGTCGGGCAGCTTGATCACGGGCCGGCCGATCGACACGCCGAGACGCATATAAACGCGCATGATGGCGACGTCGTCCTGGAAGGCGGACACGTAAACGGTGCCGTCGGCGTTGTAGAGCGTGCCCTCCTCGGAGATGTCGAAGCGCATGTCTTCGCGCATGCCGATGATCAGGGCTGACCAGTCGCCGGCGATGAGGTCGACGGGCCGGTTCGAAAAGCCGATCTTGGTGTAGGCCAGGGGCACGCCGTACATCGTCGAGGGGGCGCCGGGCTCGTTGGGCGCCCACACCAGGAAGTCGCCCGTGGTGGTGCGCACGTTGCGCATGGCGCCCCGCACGGTGGAGCGGGCGGCGAAGCCGTCGCACTCGAGGCCAGTGTCCTCGATGGCGGCCATGGCGTCGCTGATGGCCTGGACGATGTCGGGTTGCTGGGGCGGGGGCTGGGCGGCGATGGGCGGGCCGGCCAGGGCCAGGACGCCGCCGGGCGGGAAGGACGCCGGGGCGCCCTGGCCGATCAGGATGGCTTCGTCGATGGTCTGGGCGATGGCCTCGGCCAGGCGGGGGCGCACCTCGCCCCAGATGTTGAACCGGGCGTCGTCGAGGTAGGCCCGCGGCAGGGGCATCACGGCCGCGATCTCCTCAGCCTGGATGTACATGCTGGTCCAGCTCATCTGAGTGATGGGCTTGCTGGCGCCGGGGGCGGCGATGAAGCCGGCCCGCGGCAGGGCCGACAGGACCGGGATTTGCATCTGGCCGGCGCTCATGCGCTGGATCTGGCCGAGGGTCAGGGTGACCGATTGCTCGGTCGCTTCTTGAAGGATCTGGCGCCCTAGTTCGAGGGGGATCAGGCCAGAAACGTCGGATGGCATGGCGCCTCCTGGGACGTGAGAGAGGAAAGGGAACCCACTCCCCGCGTGCACCAAGGCCCCGCAGGGTTGCCCTCCAGGGGGCGCCGCCTCACGGCGGCCGGTGGCCCACCTAGGGCGCCACCGCGGACGTCATGTTATCGCTAGTGCTTGCGGCTGGCCCGGATCATGGCGTTGATGCTGTCGTCGGCGCTCTGGGGGGCCGGGGGCCGGGGGCCGCCGTCGATGGTGCCCGTGGGGCCGGGCGCCGGCCCGGGCGCCGGCGTGGCGGCGTAGTGCGGCTTGCGGGTGAGCGTGTCGTCGAGCTGGCCCTTGATGCCGTCGCGGTCGATGGAGCCGTCGTCGCGGATGACCTTGGTGTAGTCGACGGAGTGCTCGGCGTCGTCCAGGTCGGCGAAGCGCCCGGTGGCCAGGGCCCGCACCTCAGCCTTGGCCAGAGCGGCGCCGTACTCGGCCACGGCCGCTTTGCGGGCCTCGGCGGCGGCGTCCACCCGGGCCTGGGCCACGGCCCGCTCGGAGGCGGTGGTGGCCTCCTCCAGCTTTCCCTCGGCTTCCTTCAGCCGCCGGCGCATGGCGGCGTCGTCGCGCTTCAAGTCGGCGATGATCTTGTCTTTGTCCTCGTCTTCAGCCATCGGGACCTCCTTCCAAGGTCGAGTCGTTCATGGTGGCGCCGGGGTCGGAGTGGCCCACGACGGGCGCCACACTGCAATTGCAGCCGACGTGGATGGGCATGAGGTCATCGGAGCTGTAGATCTCGTCGGCCGCCTCGACGCAGAACTCGCAGCCGTCGCCGGCGAGGACTCGGCGGTAGCCCTCGACGCCGTCGACGTCGGCGGCCAGCCGGGCCATGGTGGCGGCCTGAGCGAAGGCCAGGTCGGTCGTGGCCTGGCGGCCGACATCGGAGCGGGCGGCGGCCAGGGCCTCGGCGAAGACCACGCCGGCCCCCAGCGACTTCCACATCGAATAGAACGGGATCGACCAGTGGTGGGCCATGCCCTCGGGCTGCAGAGCTTCGCCGGTGAGCTCGTCGACGTCGAGGTCGTCCTCGGGCCGCTCGTCGGTGACGGCGTACACGTAGCGGGTCAGGTAGCGCGAGAGGGAGCGCTGCGCGGCCAGCGACTGGGGCACCACCCGGGCCACGAAGTCGCCCTCGTCGCTGTAGTCGTCGACGTCGTCGAAGGCCTCGAGCACCCGCGCCTCGAGCATGCCCCGGATGAGGGCGGAGCGGTGGGCGTAGGCCCGGGCGGCGGCGAGCTGGGCTGTCCTAGGCAGGGGTGGCACGGGGCAGAGCCGGCGGGCCCGGTTGGCCAGTATTGGCGAACGGCCCGCCGTTATTGGCGAAGGCGGCCAGGTCGCCCAGGAAGGCGTCCTCGGCCCGTTCGGCCGGGAAGCGGGCGATCTCCTGGGGGCTGAAGCCGGCCCGCTCGTACAGGGCGGCGGCCGGGATGCCGAGCCCCTGGCGCATCTTCACCAGGGCGTCGATGTGGGCGCTCTCGCTGCGGCTCTCGGGGTCGGCCCAGATGGTCTCGGCCATGGTGTACGTGGACCGGGCGTCGCCGGCGATGGCGAAGGCCAGGCGCATGACCTCCTCCCAGGGCTCGCCGAAGAAGCGCATCTTGCGCGTGGCCTTGGCCACCAGGCCCGTCTCGGCCGACTTGATCGACTCGCCCGAAGGGAACTGGCCCGAGAGATAAAAGTAATGAGGCGGGGTGCGGGTCTGGCTGGCGATGTGCTGGACCAGCATCTCGACCTCTTTCACGTAGCCGGCCAGATCGGTCTGGCCGAACTCGCCGAACTTCACCTCGGGGTTCTCGGCCATCCAGAGCCGGTCCACGGCCGCCCGGAAGGGTTCCACCGCCTGGCCCGTCTCGGGGTCGCGGGGGATGTCCATTCCCGTGACCCAGCGCTGGCGGAAGGCCCCGAACTCGGAGGCCACCATCATGTTCTCCAGGATCACGTTGATGGCGTCCTGCACGGGGACAACGGAGGCGATCTCGCTGGCCCCCTCGGTGGCGTGGCGGCCCACCGGGTGAGGGATGATGCGGGGCCGGTTGACGAGCGGCACCACCGGCACCACCCCCAGCGGGTTGGGCAACGGCCAGAGCTCGCCGCGCACCTCCCGGGCCAGCCAGCCCGCCCCCGGCGGCCCGCTGCGGCCCCCGGGCGCCTTGGCCTGCCACTTCCAGATGTAGTCGGCCATGTACAGGTTGGCGTACACCAGGTCGTCGCCGCCGGCCCACATCTTGAGCGCCGCCGCCCGCTTGCGCCGGCTGCCGGGCACGTAGGCCACGATGGTCTGCTCGGGCGATTCCACGTCGATCTCGGGCAGGCCGTCGGCGCCCACCCAGACGCTGACAAACGACACGCCCATGGTGAGCGAGGCCACGTGGGCGAGCTGGCTGTCGGCGTCGAGGCCGTTGCGCTGCCACATCTCCCAGGCGTCGCTGTCGCCGGCGTCGTCGCCGAAGCGGAAGCCCTCGATGTTGAGGCGCTCCTCGACGGCGTCGACCACCAGCTGGCACCAGTTGTCGCTGAAGGTGTGGAACCGGCCCCCGAAGGCCCGGCGCCAGTTCTCCGACGTGAACCGGGTGGCCTGGTTGCCGTCGTAGTAAGCGGCGTACTGGGCCATCGGCCCCCGGCGCCGCTCGAGCGCTTCGGCCAGCCGGCCCACCCAGACGAGCGGGTCGTAATCGGGCTGGGGCGGCGCCAGCTCGAGCGGGTAGACGGTGGCCAGGCTCACTTAGCGGGCGTGTTCCCCGGCTCGTCCGGTGAGGCCGAGTCCTCCTCGGGCGGGGTCTCGGCCGGGTCGTCGCCGGCGGCGGCGTGGTTGTGCGGGTCGTAGCGGCCGTAGGGGCGCAGGCCGATCGGCGGTGGCCCGTTGGGGTTGCCCACCGGGGGCAGGTTGCGCTCGTCCACGGGCGTGGTCACGGGTGGGTTGTAGAAACCAAATCGCATTTCGGTTAGCTCCTTGTGCGGTGGCTGGCGGTGCGGTGGCTGGCGGCGGAGCGGCCGGTGCCCGAGTAGATGGCGCCGACCGAGCCGTACACGTGGCGGATGGCGTTGTCCACGTGGGAGAGGCTGCCGGCGGTGTCGCCCCGGGCGGCCAGGGTGCGGGCCGAGCGGGCGCGGGCCTTGGGCCGGATGGGGTAGCTGGGACGCTTGCCCCGGTCGGCGCCGGCGCCTCGAGGGTAGGCGTAGTTGGCGCCGGCCCAGGTCCTCGACACCGGTAGGTGGTATTCCGAAGTGGAGAGGCGGCCGCGAGCCGTCCGGGCCCGGGCGTTGGTCGTGGCCATCGGTGGCACCTCCTCAGAATGACGCCGCCGAGTAGTGACGGCGCTGGTCCCCAGTGTGGCGCATAGCCCGGTCCAGGGCCATCACCGCCGCCACGACGCCGTCGATCTTCTCGGAGCTTTTGGCCTTGTCGAACTTCAAGTTGCCGGCCGGGTCGGCCCGGGTCACGGCGTGCTCGGCCTGCCAGCGCACGGCCGGGTTGCCCCCGTGGGTGTAGCGGCCGGCCGCGACGAGGCGGAGCAGCTCCTTGGTAGGCGCCGACATACTGGCGAAGCCCTGGCCCATGGCCACCATCTCCAGGCCGTCGTCGTAGAGCTCCTGGACGAGCTGGGTGGCGCCCCAGCGGTCATAAGCGATATCAATTACGTCGAAACGCTCGGCGTCGATGCCGATGCGCCGGCGGATGGCCTGGTAGTCGATCACGTTGCCTTCGGTCACCTCGAGCAGGCCCTGGCGCGCCCAGATGCTGGCCTGGCCGGCGGTGGAGCGGTCGAAGCCGCCCACGGCGGCCTCGGGGCAGAACAGGCGCCACACCACCTGGTGGTGCTCGGGGTCGTCGGGGTCGGGGAAGTCCCACGCCAGGGCGGCCAGGTCGGTGGTGGTGGCCAGGTCGAGGCCGCCGTGGCAACGCTGGCCGGCCAGGCGCTCCTCGACCACCAGGCCGGCGGAGCGGTCCCAGGTGGGCAGGTCGATGGCGCGGCCCACGGCCCGGGTGGGCTGGTTGAGGCGGAACTGGCGGAAGGCCCGCTCCTCGGCCGGGTCGTGCTGGGCGCGGCGGAACTCAGCGCGGAGTACCGCGATGTCGAGGAAGTCGCCCAGCGCCGGGTTGGCCTTGTGCCAGTTGGCTTCTTTCGTCCAGTCCTCGGTGGCGGGCAGCTGGTAGATGACGACCAGGCGCTCGGGGTTGCGGCTGGGGTCGGCGAGGATGCGCTCCGACTCGGTGCGCACGGCGGCGGCGAAGCCGCTCGGGTCGCTCTCGGCCGTGGTCGCCATCATCAACAGGGGCTGGGCTCGAGTGCCGAAGCCGGTGCGCATGGCGTCGTACAGGTCCCGGTCGGGCTGGGTCAGCAGCTCGTCGATGTAGACGGCGGCCGGGTTGGCGCCGAGGCCTCCGGCGGCGTCGCCGGCGGCGACGGCGATGAAGCTGGCCGTCTCGGGGTCGACGATGCGGCCGGTGGCCCGCAGCACCTCGAGGCGCTTGGCCAACGTGGGGCAGAGCTCGACCATGCGGGCGGCCCGGCGGTAGACGTGGCCGGCCTGGTCCTTGTCCATGGCCAGGCCGTACACCTCGGCCCCTTGCTCGCCCTCGCCCACCAGGAGGTAGAGGCAGATGCCGGCCAGGAGCTCGCTCTTGCCCTGCTTGCGCGGGAGCAGCATGTAGAGCTCGCGGTACTTGCGCACGTAGCGGCGGCGCTTGCGGTCCCAGATCACCTCGCCGAACAGGGGCTCGATGACCCGGCGCCGTTGCCAGGCCGACAGGACGAAGGGCTGGCGGGCGAAGTCGCCCTGGGTGTGCACCAGGAGTTCGGCGAAGAAGGCGACCACGTGGGCGGCTCGAGGCCGGCAGTAGTGGGCGCCCCGTTTGGCGCAGCGGCGCCCGTCGAACGTGTGGCCGCAGACGGGCAGGCCGGGCTTATTCACGAACTTCGCCGCCGCCCTGGCGGGCCTGGCGCTCCAGGTGCTGGCGCCGGCGCTCCAAACAAGACCTACAGGTCACCTCGGCGACGTTGGTTGTCGTGCGGGTGCTGTGCGTGCCGCAATAGGCCCGCCCGTTGGGCTTGGGCAGGTGCGTGGCACGGTTCACGATTCGCGAATCATGAATTATTCAGCCGAGCAAACGGGCGGGACCACCGGGGGCGTCGGGCTGCTCGTTGGCCCGGGCGATGTTGGTGAGCGCCGCCGGCGTGAGGCCATAGTCGGCGCCCAATAGGCGTGTCAAGTGCGCGTAGAGGCGAAATTCCCGGCTGGCTGGGTTGGACACCAGGGCGCCATCACGTTGGACCACGGGGCCGGCCACGGCCAGGAGCTCGCCGGCGCGCTGGCCGGCCACGATAGAGCGGCAGAGGTTGGCGAAGTTGTCCTGGTAGCGGGGCGCCATGAGCTTCTTGGCCTCAAGCTCGGGCACCAGGCGCTCCCACACCTCGCGCTCGCGGGCGTCGAGGAAGGTCGGCGCCGGGCACGCCCCGGGCGTGGGTGACGGCTCGCGGGGGACTCGGCGTTTGCTCGGGTTGCCCTCGAGCAGGCGCAGCGGCGCCGGCTTGGGCGGTGGCCCACGTCTTCCCATCCCGGCACCATCATGGCTGGTCGCCGACGCCGACGCGCTAGCGGCGCCGGCGCCGGGCCTCGTTGTGCCGGGCCTCGTCCCAGGCGGCGGCGCTCCACGCGAGGAACACCAGGGCCGCCAGGGCCAGCTCAGCCCAGCGCAATCAGGTGCCCCGGGCGGGACCGGGCCGGGCGCCCTCGGTTGAGGCGACCCGGCCCGCCCGGAACGGGTTTAGTGGCCCTTCGGCTGGCACCCGTATTGGTGCTGGTCGCAGGGCGGCACGGTGTGGGGCGTCGGGGCGGCCGTGGTGGTCGTCTCGGGCGCCGCGGTGGTGGTGGTGACGGGCAGCGTGGTGGCTACCGGCACGGTGGTGGTCGGGGCTATGGGCTGCACGGGCACGAGATCACAGTCGCCATTGCCGTCGAGGGTGAAGCCCACCGGGCACTCGATGACGTCGCAGGAACCGGTGCCAATGCAGATGTTGCAGTCATCGGTCCCGACGGTGTCGTGGTCACAGACGACGTGGCAGTCGCCCAGGCCGGTGCACGGCCCCTAG